AGGGACTTGTTCAGTCCCCAAACTCAAACTCTCCTTTCTCAAGTTTTTCAGCCAGTTCCTCGATGGAACGATACGCAGACCTCATTCCAACGAAGTAACGATTCTTTTTCATTCCTTCCAAATATTCCTTATCAGTCAAAGCGCGGTTAATTCCTAAACGCTTTTTCATGTCGGAATAATCATCAGAATATTTATTTACTTCTTCGTCACTCCACTGAAGTTCCAGTCTAATCTGTTCCACCAGTTTCTTAAAACTCTTCTCATAATCAATACTCATTTGATTTTTCTCCTTTCTTTCGAGAGACTCTTGTTCTCTCTATAATAGTCCTTGCCTATGTTGCGAAGACAAAAAGAAAGGGGCATGTGTGAATTATGTCCCTTCAAAAATCTCTTATCATCTTTCTAATACAATAGTCACCTGCATTAACCATTACAAACATCACAACTATCCAGATGATTCTGTAAATGTCGTCGCTCATCATATAACCATTCGTTCCGTAGTTACAATAACATGCAAACGCAATATACGTCATCACCAGATTAATCAAAACATTAATAACCTTTAAAACACGTTCAATAATCTTTTTAGCTTTCATAATAAAATCTCCTTTTAAAACTTTATTCACATGCTCCTTCTCTATAATAGGCTGTGATCATGTTGCGAGGCAAAAAGTTAGGGCCTTGAACTAACAAGGTCCATAAACTTTCTATTTAGTTTTCAATCCAAATATAACCAAAGTAAACTGTTGGTTGACAGCTAAGAATACGTGAATTCCAGTATTCTTTAGACATGTACAGATGTTCACCATCTTCAGTCCAACCCGAATATAATCCGGAACGTTCACCATCATCCCATGTAGTGCTCCAGTCCACTTTGACGGGGTTTTTAAATTCATCCGCAGGAATCCAATATCCTGTAGAATCTTTATCAACCATAACCATCAAATTAGGATCTCCGGGGCAATGCACGAATTTATAGTTTGATTCTTCCGTCTTAGTCGCGTTAGCATATACAATTATGCCTAAAGTAACCAATCCAATCAACGTAATCGCTATCATTACCTTTTTCCAATTTTTCATTGTTTTAGTCTCCTTTTTAAAATTGTTTAGTAGAGGTTTCCCTCTCTATAATAGTCCTTGCCCATGTTGCGAAGGAGAGCCAAAAAGAGAGGGCCTAGCTTCTTCAGCATAGGCCTCCCTGTACTCTGTGTCGGTCGCAAACCTCATCTTTCTACCATCAGGCATAAATCCTACATAGGAATATCCCTCATAATAGCCTTTCATAGGCTCACCTCCTCATAAGAGGCGTTGCTTATGTTGGGCTTTTTCCTTTATGCCTGGGGTTATTGTGTTTTTCAAAGTCAGTTAGCACATATACCCCAGAAGATCGTTCCTTTATTAACTTGATTTTCTTACCTTCATTAACAACATGCTTGAAGAATTCATAATCTGTTGTATAGTGATTATCAAAATCTTCAGACATTTCAGTCATAATATACCTTAGCAAGTTTCTTGCAATAATTAACTTTTGTTCAGATTTGGTCATTTATTCCGCAATAGCCTCCTCAATACTCATCAGATTCAGCACACTTTCACCGACAATCTCATCCTTATCCAGGAACTCATCCAGAATATCCGTGCGCACCGTATACACTCTGGCGTCTACAAGGCTCTGAGACTTTGCTACATCACCCTGGACGTTGCTGAGCTTATCCAGCACATTCGTTGAACGAAAATATTCCACAACAGGCCTAAGCAGATCATTCTCACTCTTCAAAGCTCTCCGTTCGCGCCTGCATTCAGCCAGCTTACGATACAGCCGATATCCTTCACGGATGTTCTTATACGTTGAAATCTCCATGTAATGCTCAATATCACAAAGAGAATTCTCAATTTCTTTGATCCGAATAAGGTTCTGATCGTATCTTGCCAGCATCCCACGAATATCTGCCACGAAGCCTTTCACCTTGTTTTCCGGATGTAATGTATCATATTCAAACGTATACCTCAGCTGCGGACCCGGCTTCGGAGCTTCCAATTCAACCGTCTTAGATTCTTTCTGATTGCCAAAAGTTTTGATAGTAGCCATTATTTAGTCCTCCTTAATTCTGATTAATGTATAATGACCGTCTTGAATGCTTAAGCATAAGCTTTGTAATCCTAATGGATTATCTGAATTACAAGCCTTATCATACACAAACTTAAAAGGACGAATTTTGTAGCATTCTTCATATGAAGGAGCATTAGAAACTGGATATGTAGCTCTTGCATATAATTCAATCAAAAATTTATGTGCATTAAATACAAAAAATATAGTTGGATCTTTACTATATCTTTTAAGTTTTGATGAAGTAATGGATCCCCTATAATGCATAGTCTCAATTTTCATATTTTTAAATCCTTTCAAAAAGTTTAGGGCCCGTGTTTCCACGAACCCTTTTGTTCTCATTTATTCTGTTTGAATGAGTTTCCATGCTCTTGGGGCTTCGGCGCATAGTTCAGACTCTTCGTCGTCACAATATTACCTCTGTCCTCATGCTTGAGAACCTTCCAAACGTTCACTGTACTCGCAACCGCACTAATTGCAGTCTGCGCAATCCCACAACCGAGCTGAGCTACCCAACCATTTTGGTTCTGCTCACTCTTAGTAAGATGCTCAAGCTGCGCATTAAGCTTCGCATACTCTTCGCTTGTCGGGTCCACCTTCTGCATAGCATCCAGTAACCGCTGCTTTTCTTTCCTCAATGTCGCTCTTTTTCCCATAAGCTCTCATCCTTTCTAAAATATCCGAGAGACATTCCGTCCCTCTATTTACATCGTTGTAATCTTTGCGAGACAAAATATCCCGCCAAAAAGTTTAGGGCTATGATTACTCATAACCCTTAAAGTTCCGATTCTTCTTTTCTTTCCTCCTTTCAAAGTCACAAACCGCGTCGATCATTTCTGCTCTGTGCATCTCCTCACGTTCAGCAGGTCCCATCCGAAGATTGGTTCCGCACCAACCAACGTCTGTTACCAAACTGTAACCCTGGTTCCGCACAACATCAAAATCCCTACTCATGTTTAAAACCTCCTTAATTATAGAAATATAAAGTTGCCCTTCTTCTCTATAAAAGGCGTTGGTTATATTGCGAGATGTACAAAATAATTGGGCCGATGTTTCCACCGACCCTTTAAGTCATACCTTATAAAACATGTTGTAGATACCCATCTTTGAATATATCATACTCTTCTTAATCGCCTGCCATAGACTTCTTCGCTTCGGCAACGCTATGTCAACAGGATAAGCATCAAACTCCGGACTCACTCCGGGTAGATTCTCTTCCCTTGCCACTAGTGTTGCTTCTTTTTCACCTTCTACCAGCACACTATTTTTCCATTTGTGTCTTCCAAACATAGAATACCTCCTTTACATTATTTGGCCTTTTCAGACCTCTAATATAGGAGTTGATCCTAATGCGAACCAAAAAATGGGAGCCTTGTTAGACTCCCGTGATGACCAGGCACTTTTCAATCGTGTACATGATCATCTCGTTCTTATCTTTGCTAAGATACGTCACTCCGTTTTCCATCAGCGTCCTGCCGTAGTCCTGCCAGCAATCGTTGTAGTACACCGCCTCGCGCTCAATAATGTCGCGCGCATCGTACTCATTGAAAGCCACGCCTTCATTCCTCGGCTCATGCTTCTTTCCGTCTTTTTCGTACTTGCTCTGAACGAGATAACCTTCAACGACATTCGCCATCTCTGTCACCTCCTTTCTGCACTATAGGCCTTGTATGAGATGCGATGGAAAAAAGAAAGAACCTTGTACGATTTGTACAAGGCCTTTTTGAAATTATTCTTCCAATTTCAAATCCTCAGCTAATGCTGTATTAAGAATGTACACTAAGGCATCAATGTAAAAATGTCTTTCAACTTCAATTACTCTGCGACGTGTTCCATTTGCTTTTTTAGTAGAAACATCATAAATACAAACCGTATCATTACCATTTGATAATCCAAGTTCATATTTATTATACTTCTCGCCAAATAAGTCACCAAGTTTAACCGTCATGTAATCTTTTTCACATTCCAAATAACCTTTTACTTCTCCTAAAGCGTATAACATTCCTTTGTTCTTATTCATTTAGCTTTCCTCCTAAATTATAGTAGCTTTCGCTCTATAATGGAAGTTGCAAAATATGCGAAAAAGAGAGGTCCTTGTTAGGACCTTCCTCCGTTTTTATGCTTTTGAACTTCTTCATTAAACATCTGTATACAAATATTTGCCATATCGCTGTAAATCCATGCATGATTTCTTGCCATTTCACAAATATGATCATTCATAATTTTGCCATCTTCAGTTTTAAAATAATCATCTTCTTTATGCTTTATCATCCATTCTATTACCTTATCAATTGGCTCATTTGTCTTACTCATCAATTCCTGAAATTCTTCAAAGTCTTTTTTAATAATCATAAAAACCTCCTATTAATTTTTGTCAGATTTCTCTGCATAATAGGAGGTGTTTCATTTGGGAAATTTTTAGGGCCCTTGTATGTGATGCATAGACGATGAATATAAACCTCCTTATTCACTAATTATGCATAAATACTTAACTCTTAATCAGGGTGTCTAGGGTTCGAGTCCCTAATGGTGTACAAGGCTCTCAGGATTCTGGGAGCCGTATTTTTATACTCTATGCAGGATTTTGTGCACTATTTTGGACATCCCCACCGTCTACAAGCCTTGAAATATAATCATCGTAGGCTTCTTCTGTGGTCCGAATTTTGTTCTCATTGTGCTTTGCATATACACGTATAGCCAGATCCGGAGTCTTGTGTCTGAGAAGCTTCTGCAGCGTCTTAGGATCTGCGTTACAATGGGCAGTTACCATTGATGCGTAGGAGGCTCTAAATGAGTGTGATGTAGCGCCTTTAAGGTTTAAATCCCTCTTAAGTCTCCTCCACATCTTCGTAAACATGCTCTTTGTCATGGGTTTATCTGTCTCTTCTTCAGAATACGGCAACACATAGTCATCCAGATTACCCTGAAACTTCTGAATTCGATCCTCAAGCATCCTAGGCATTCGCATCACACCGACCGAATTGTCTTTGGGAATATCAACAATTGGCACATTCTGACCATCAGGAAACTTTACTGCGGATCTAATTAGTATGTTGTGCCCTTCGAAGTCCAGATCTCCCCATTTGAGACCGAGAATCTCTTCCCTTCGCATAGCTGTAAAGCACAGAAAACACGCGTAAATGTAGTCTCTCACAACAGAAATCTTATCTAAATCCCGTATAATATCAATTAAGTCATCATCCTGTAATACAATCTTCTCCCCTTCTTTGGTTGAGGATTTATATCTGTACCACATCGGATTATCATCTATGATCCTATTACGTTTCGCCCGATCAAATATACCAGACAGAATTGCTCTACTCTGTACACTGGTAGACTTCGACATCTGCATTATACTGTTAAAATATCGCTGTATGTCATCAGGTGTAATCTGACAAAGTCTCATTTTACCAAACCATGGAAGCAAATATCGGTTAGCGATACCTTCATAGTCAGCTATTGTCACTTTAGATAATCCTTCGTCCTTCTTCAGAGCAATCCAATCGTAATAGTAATCAGAAAATATAGGACTTTGGTCTGTTTTACGTTGTTCAAGACGTTTAATTAGATTCTGCACAGCAGATTCTAAGGAGTCTCCTGTAGCATATCCTCCGCCATACTCTTTAGGAATCGGTAAGCGAATTCGTTTCATATCTTTTTCATTCATCGCTATGATCAAGTTTTCAAGGTGCTCAAGCTTATTATAAATATCCTTCATAAAATATCAACCTCTAACACATTTATTAACCAATTCCTGCAAAGATTCTCCAGGTCTATGCTTTCTATCATCAAAATTTCCAAATATAAGATTATTATATGTATTCGAATTTCCAAACGAACCGTCTTTATGTGCTTTTCGAAATTCACGTTTTATGTCATTTAGAGAATTATACTCATGGATACCAGCCCTTGACCCCCAAGCATTTTCAAGCCAAATGGTTTTCTTACCTTTTTTATAATGGACAAAAGAATGAGTCATTCCACCTTGTCCATTGTTACTACATTCCATAACAAAAGTAGCCTTTGGTTTTATACCCATTTTTCGAAGTTCGGACATTTCATACATGACCTGGTCATGACATGAACCTCTTTTGAGCTTCTCTACTGCTTTAGGAGACATCAACTTTGTGAATTCTTTATACTTCAGTTTACGAAGCGACTTTGATAAACCTTTTGGAGTTTTATGATGTCCAAGTTCCTCAGGAGTTCTTCTGACTCCCCATTTCATGCCTTTGATACCATAATGCATTAGAAAATCACCCAAAGTCAACGTCTCCTTTCCTATTAAATATGCGCGCCAGGTCCCCACCAACCCGCACTTTTTATATCCCTTTGCCTATGTCTGCACGTCAAAGACACGGCATTACTACCTTAAATGTCAGCGACAGGCCTCGAACCTGTACCGTTCACATCATCGTGTTGACTCGAGAAAGGATGGAAAGAGAATCAAGGCGATGCAGAACCGCCCTACCTCCTTAGACGCACGCCGACCTGTACGAGGACCCCTCAGAATTGAGAGGTCCAAGTTGAGTTTACCAACGCTTCGGTTCAGGATAATAGGGATTCTGTTGCATCGGCATATGACCAGAATTTCCACCCTGCATCTGACTCATTGCTTCCGCATAACCTCTGGAATATCCATCAGTGTAGCTTTGTCCACCTTCGCGGCTAACGTAACGACCCGTAGACGGACTTCTTCCCCGCATACCAGAATTGCCTTCATAATATTCTTCAGGATGTTCCATACCCCAAGTAGCAAGCATAGATTTCTTTGTGTGATACAGTTTATCAAGCCGATCCAGTAGCTGTTCATTCATTCCACTCTTGGAGATTTTTTCAACGGTATCCTCAATTTCCTTGCAAACCTGCTTCAGTGCAGCTTCATGAAGTTCATACTCGTTCATAATATGCACCTCCTTAAGCAAGTCTCGTGACTTCGACATTCAGATTCCGAAGATTCAGAGCCGGTGCCGGAGTCGTAGTAGGATCTGCGCTTACGGATGCATTTTCTACGGAGACAGTGTAGCAGCATCCAGTAGGAACATCAATAATCGCAAAACCATTAACATTCCAATAAGCGTCAGCAGCTGTAGGAGTAGCTGTTGCGATACTCGTAGGAACAACTTCACCACCAATAGCCAGGGCAAGCTGAATTTCACCAGGAGTACCACCTGTAGGAACAGCAATATTGCCATCAAATGCTACACGATAGCGTGCAAACCTTGCGCAAGGATTGTTTACAATACCACGAAGCGTAAGAATACCGCTTCCAGGTCTATGCACGACATACCCCTTTGTGCATCCGATAGCTTCATTAAGGAGAGCCGGAGCTCCAGGCTGAACTAACTGAATTTCGTTGTAAATATACTCGGCCATAAAAATTCCTCCTAATCAATAAATAAGGGGCTTCAGAGAAATCTCCGAGCCCCTATATGATTATTTCAGATTAAGCAGCACACCCAGTGCATCCCCAAGCCTGCTGACAACAGCAGTTCGGATTCTGCACAACATAGGCAGGACGCGGGACAGGAGCCAGATACTGTTCAAGAGCAGTTGTCTGAGCTTCGTTGTGAGCCATAATAGCCGCTGTCTGAGCACCCTGAGAGGCGGCCAGCTGAGCCATCTGGAGTTCCTGACGCAGAAGAGCAATGGTCTCGTTCTTAGCATCAATCTTATCCTGGCACATCTGATCTTTAATACTCTGGCCAATATCGGCAATAGCAGCACGAGTTGCAGCACCCTCATTGGCAATAGTATATTTCAGATCCGAAGTACCGAGACGGTTTTCGCAGCAACAATTCTGGAAAGCAGACTGCATATTGAACGACTGATTCATGCTAGCGATCTGATTGTTGTTCAGGGCGGTAAGAATATTCTGCTGACCATTAACCAGAGCACTCTGATCAAATCCGCGCTGCATGTCGGCATTCAGATTACCTCCGTTTCCGCCCCAGCCACCGCCGAAGCCATTACCCCAACCCATCATAGCCAGAATAATAACGATCCACCAGGCACCATTCATACCAAAACCATCTCCGTATCCGCCCATACCTGCGGGCACAACATTCATGTTAAAGGGAGTTCCGCCATTTTCTTCATTCATAAATAAAACGTCTCCTTTGTATTTTTGGTCGATTAGTAAACAGTGACTATCATTCACTCTGCTGATGGCCACTCGCAGAGAAATGAACTAAAAAAAGAGGGGTCAGCACCTGCCAACCCCGAGGTAAATTTTAAGAATTCTTTAGATAAGGATAGTTAATATCAATTAGTAACGTTAAAGGTCACATTAAAGCATCAATGTCCTTATCTTACCTACAAGCAACCCTGCATACACTTCATTCCCTTTAATATTCAAATGTGTCTTATCATTTGTATCATAGTATGTACTTGCTGTTGCGTATGATAACGGCATATTCTGATACGCATTTAGAACACTTATACGTTTGTCCTTCATTAGTTGTTCTATTGCTGTCGCAATCTCTTTCAGCGTTGGCCCACCAGTATAATATGTTTTGTTATCTCCGTTTTCCGTACTGCTGAAATATCTCCAGATCGGAGTAGTAACCAGAATACGGATTGAAGGATATGCTGTCTGAAGGAGATCAATAACAGTAGAATATGCCGTTGTAATCGTTTCAATAGATTGAGATGCAGTATAATCATTCGTTCCCCAATCCATAATAATGATATCAACCTTTGACATATCTACTGCTTTTAATCCTGCAAGCCTTGATTGAATCCATGTGTATGTTTCTGCCAATCTTCCTGCGGCGGCATCTTGATCTGTCCATGTTTGCGTTGTTAATGCTGTTACAATATTCACTCCGTCAAAATATTTCAGATCGTTATTTCCGTCCCTTACGCTAACCCGTGTGCCACCAAATGCCCCATTAACACAGGATTTACATTTGGTTGCAATGAATGTCCTGATCTCACCGTCATTGCCGAATATACTGTCACCAAGCAAAAGAACATTCTGCTTTGATTCTGCTGAATCATTAGCGTTTAATTCCCAATCCGACCATTCATTGCTTGAAGATTGGTATATCCTGCAACATGACAACGATGGATCAGAAACACTATATGCGTGTTGTATGGCAGTATACCTTAACCCGTTATTCCACGGAACATACAGTATTTCAACAATCCAACTGCCAGAACTGTTTGGAATGTTTGATGTGCCAGATCCGCAATATAAGATATCCGGTTTGGTATAATCGTTCAGATCATCGCCTGTTGTCAGTATATTGTTCCGTGAATTATTGTATGCGTCATTAAGTTTTGCCCTTGTTATTGATTCGTCTGGAATATTTATTACCCAATCAGTCCATACTCCGCTTGTTGACTGATATGTCCTGCAAAAAGCGAATGATGGATTTGTAACACGATGTGCGAACTGGAACGATGTATACCTTGCTCCGTCATTCCACGGAACGTACAGAACCTCTACTATCCAACTGTTTGATGCATCCGGTGCGTGTTGTGTTCCTGCTGTAACATATAAAACATCCGGTTTTGTATAAGTGTTCAAGTCATCACTTGAAGTCAATGACCTATTGATCGTATTCATATACGCATCTGACAACTTTGATCGTTTTATTGCTCCGGCCTGAACTACATCTGCGAATTTTACTGCGTTCATCATTAGTTCCTGTGATTGATAACACACACAATTTGAAAAAGAATTTGTAAATGCACTTGCGAAATCACTCGGCACAATAGAATCAGTTCCGTTCGTTTTTGCAATTACTAACCTGTAATAATAATTGAGATTTGATACTTCTTTTGAAGTAACAAAATCACTTGAACTATGAATATTGCCAAAGTTATCCCATGCTTGATATTGGAATTTGTACCCGGAAGCAGATGTTAAAGTTGTTGCTTGTGTGAATTTGAGGAATCCTGTCCTTATTCTCGCTGTGCTATATGCAGTTTCACCAGAACTGTTTATATTGCCCTGTTCGACATATATTTCACTCAACCTCAAAGCACTCTTTATCTCACTATCTTGTGCGTCAGAATATTGCTTTAAAGTTTTCAAATCATCAAGATTTACAAGTTTATCTCCAATTGCCATGTGGCATTACCTCCTTAAATACCAAGATATGTTTTGGTCTCTGCCACTGTGGCAGTCGTTACACTGTCTGCAGCTTCTTGTGCGGCTGTTGCTGATGCTGCTGCAGCCGCTGCCGAACTCGCTGCATTATCCGGCATACGTCTCATAATTGCGAGAGCAAGGGCCAACATAACTTCATTCATTCATCAGCACCTCGCTTTTATACTTCTACCCAAGCACCGCTCGGAGTAAGTTGCCAGACATGAGAAAATCCGTACTGAATCGCAAAAGTTCCAACAGGAAGATCCGTAAGAGATGCTAAGTCGGACTCACTCGTTACGTATACGGAATGATCTGGAATATTATGAACAACTTCCCCATCAACCAGAGCGCCGTGTGTACCAATAATCTTCAGTCCATCATATTGATTTGCCATTTTTTGCATCTCCTCCTTATGAATCACTTTCAGGTTCAAGTTCAGGAATACCCAAATATGTAGCAGTTTCAGCCACTGTAGCAACGTCATCCATCGTCGGAAGAACGTATTCTGTGCCTTCAGGTTTGATCCAAATCTTATTAAACTCAGGAATTGGATTTGGCTTAGTTTGTTGAATAATTACTAAATCATCGACATTATTACCAAGTTCGTTATTAATTGATTCAGATCTCGCTGCAGCCGTATTAGCTCTTCCAGCAGCTGCATCAGCAGTGGTTACACCAGCGGAAACGTCGGTATAACACTTTTCAATACCCTGAGCGATATTCTCACGAACATCTTTACCGAAGATAGCCGTTCTAATCTGGGCTACAATCTGAGAAATAGTCGCCATCGTTTATCTTCCTCTCATCCCGGAGACCTGCTGCATCTGTTGTATAAACTTATTTCCTCTTGTTTGCGACAGATACTGCAAGACTGCGTTCGGGTTATTTCTTATATTCTCCGGGACATCCGGAAACTGTTCCTGTACAAAGGCTATTGGATTTCGCATTGCCTGAGCGATATATTGTGCCTGCTGCATAGGATTATTAAACTGAACTCTAGGCTGTTGAGGCTGAGGATTAATCCGGTTATACCAGTTATTCATGCCTCTCACCTCGATTTACTTCCATTTTGATTTGTTTGCTTTTGTGTACTACCAAGTTGTTCGATATGATAACGAAGCTTCTCTTCCAATTCTTCTTTCATCTTATCAAGATCATCCTTGGTTGCGTATGCGGTCATATCCGGTGTCTGTACTTGTTCCGAAGGAGTTTCACTAACCTGAACTTCATCATCAAATACGATTCTTCCCTTTCGAAGAGGATTCATACGACCGTATGCATCATAAGTCTTGAAATAGACATGCTGGCCATCTGAATCAAAAAGCGGGATGATTGTATTAGGTTGAACCGGGGTTGTAGGCTGCCAAGACTTAGCAGAATTCTCACCGTCAACATTAATCATATACTGCGGTTGCTGAATCACCGGTTGTGTCATTTGATTTGATACAGTCATCGGGTTCATCGGATTCCAATAATTCGCCGGATACGCACTCATATACGGGTTATAGTAGTTAGGCATAATTAGATTCCATCCTTTCATCTAATTCTCCAATAAAATGTTGGGATCTCATTACCAGAATCCCAGCTGTCATAATAATTTCCATCGATAATTGCTACCGCGTGTTTTCCTGTACCTATGATATAAGTTCCAATCGGATAATATTTAGTGAACTCATTGATCGTGATGCATTTAGGACAAAACGGTAACAAAAATGGCTCGAAGCCGAGAGAATACAGATAATGACCCCAAATATTATCATCACAAGTTACACTGTATTCTCTCCTGGCGAACATATACAGTTCATCGGACACTTCAAGCCATGGTTTATTGAGTGCTATACAGATGGCGCGAATAACACAGTCAGGAACTTGTTTGTTTTCAGGATTTGGATTTGCGTATATCCACACGGTAACTCCAACTCCTTTCAAGTTCCTTCATTCTGCATTGTTCGCAGTCACCTCTGCACCTTATTTCGTAGGCCCCTGGTCCTGATCAGAACCTACATCGGCATTATCATCCCAAGGTTCAGCATAAGTCATAGCACGATTACTATCGCCAACACCAATAGTAGTCGGGTCAACCAGAACGCCAATCAGACCCAGGAATTCCAGAACCTGAGCAGCAATTGTAGCCACTGTATTCTCCGTTACAACTGGTACGACATCAAACAGTTTCAGCATATTGAATACGAAGCCAATAATAAGAGAAACAAACAATCCCAGCCAGGTCTTATTCCTAAACCGAACTTTCCAATTCATTTTCATTTTGATACCTCCGCGTTACAGTCTCTCAGCAAGAAACTTCTGCAGATCAGCAGTAGCTTCTTTAACTTTCTCATGATCGCCTATGTTACCATATGTGCTCAAGACAATCAGAAATTTAGCGATAGCAGACAAGCCATCGTGAATTTCCTTCTGACCTGTCTGCATACCGCTAATTAACTGTTCATGTGTTTCCAGGCGTTTCTTATCCTTCTCAAGATTAGATTCGATCTTTTCTAATCTCGGAGAAAGATCTTTAATCACCTGCTTAGCAACTTTTTCGGCAAAATCGGGTTTAACTGATTCCCTTCTTTGCCTTCTCCTTTCTGCCAGGGTATGGATCGCATCATATACCCTAAAACCAATCAGGAACAAAAGGGCTACCGCGAAAATGCCGTACAGTGTGTACCACATAATCTGCGGAGTCAATCCTTCTACCGTTGGCATATCGGTTTCCTCCCATTATTTTAGAAATTTTGACATCATATACCAGCCTTTACGCTTACCGTAGTCGATCTGTGTCCAGTCACCATATTGACCGACGACTTTAACAGTAGCACCAACAGGAACTTCGTCATATAATCTGCATGATGTTGTCGGAGAAGCTCTCATCTTAACCCATAATCCGCTCGGTGCAGTAACTATAGCTGTCTGTTGTATCGGCTTAGGATCAGGGCTAGGTTCCGGAGACGAATCTGATATGTATTGTGGTTTCAGATTCGCTGCATATCTCCATCTGGAAATACCGCTTCCAACTGAAGTATCCGTTTTTGCTGTTGGTGATGTCATGTGAATAATACGTAATGGATTTGTACTTTTAACCACACCAATATGTGTATAATCAGTTAGATCTCCGTTATAACCTGATCCACCTTGTTTATACTTGCTTGGAAGATTATAACCATTTTCTCCAGGTTTCCGTGCTTTGAAGACAACATCGCCTCTTTTTAACACGGAAGTCGAAGAAATCGTTCGGATATTAACAACCTTAGTTCTGAATGTGTCATTAGTACCAGTTGTGGAGAAGGTTACGCCGTTCATACGCAAACTATATTTAGGCATTCCGATGCAGTCACATTTAGACTTGTTACTTGCGCCAAGTGTGTATACTGGTTTAGCTCTAACAATGTCTTCGCATCTGTCGATAAACTTATTTATAGTTGTAGGCATCGCAACATCTCCTTCCCATTTTGATTTAAAAAGAAGAGGCTTTGTTTCAGCCTCTTTCTTACTGTCTTAAACGTATTTCTGATATGCATTTTTGATGTCGCTTTTATCCATTACCACGTATTTCATTGTGGTATCGAGTTTTTCATGCCCTAAGACTGCAGCGACTTCCTGGATTGGCATGCCATGCTTAACAAGTCTCGTTGCCCGAGTCCTTCTGAACTTATGCGGATGCACATGTTCAACGCCAGTCTCTTCCTCGAGTTCATGCAGCATAGCCCTTACGCCTCCGGGTTTCATTCTCATATGCGGGAAATGATTCCCTACAAAAAGCGCCTCTTCATCATCTGTTCTCTGTTCCAAATATTCACTTAATACCATCGCGGAAACGCCATCAAGGTAAACGGTTCTTTCCTTATTCCCTTTACCAAGAACAGTGCATTCCAGTGAATTAATATCAACATCATTCCGGTTCAGACTTAGCGCTTCACTAATTCTGCATCCAGTAGAATACAGAAAACATACGATTGCTTTATCGCGTAAGGTCTTACAATGGGTCTTCAACTTCTCTATATCAATCTCAGAATAAGTCGTTTTCACTTTCTTTTGTCTTTTGATTGCACCGAGATTAGCTGTCGGATTCCGCAAAATAAGACCTTCGCGATGAAGCCAATTAAAATATGCACTTAAGACTTGCCTGATTCCTTCCAGCGTATCGTTACTTAATCCGCGTTCTTTCTCGTTATTAAGATAAGCCCGCAGATGAAATACCGTAAGATCCTGAACAGGAATCTCTACCCATTTCATCAGACGTCGTATCTGATACTCATATACGTTTAGAGTCTTTGGACTCCTGCCCTGTATATCGAGTGCATTCAGGTAGTTCTTAAGCAAATCTTCGGAGTCATATGCTTGAATGACCCCCATTTCAATGTTAAATCCGTCAAGACAGTCTGCAACCATTTCAAGAATTGTTTCTTCCTGAAATCCTGCAAATCGCTCACCAATTTTCTGTTTTAACCTGTTTTCAAATACTAACCTTGCTTCTTTTGACATTTTTATGTCACCTCCTTATAAAAGGAGATGTTTCAAATGCGTTAAGAAGTTATTAATTTAAAGGTCACTTTTTATTCCACAATCAGTTATTGCTTATGATGGTAGTATTATCATAATCAATGACAAGTGTTTCCAGTCTGCGAAGCATCCAGTCTTTGTCTTGTCCTACACGGATGACCTTAATCAGTTTGGATGTTCTATCAATACTTACAAGGTTAAAAGCATCCTGTTGCTTACCACCATAAGGACGGTTTGCATCACTATGAATAATATCTTCTGCCATCGCTGTTGTAACACACAGATAAATCTGTTTTGGATATACTGTACTTTTTAAGATATAGTCTGCATGAGTATGACCGCATAACCAGCAGGCGAAATCTCCACCGTTATCAATAAACGATTGTACAGATGCCTCATACGCAGCAATTCTACTGTTTTGTTCTATGTTGGTTTGAGATGTGAATGTACATTGCATCTTTGTCAGATTTTGACCATTCTGATGCGTAAGGATAACTACAGTATATCCGTTTGTTTTTGCTCCTGCGAGTGCCGTCTGCAACCATGTGTTTTGTTCAGTTGCTTCGCTGTCTGTCAGATAATCGTTTATTGAGATCAACCTGATCTTGTAATAAGTGTAATCCTTGTAGTAATAGCTCTTGTTTTCCTCTGAAACTACACTCATATTCGATCCTGACCAAGAGGTCAGATACGGTTCTATGTACCGTTCATACAGTTCCGTCTGTGTATGCTCTGATATCATAGAACCGCCAGCCCCTTCTGTACAATCATGGTTTCCAATGCAAGTTAATACTGATTGTGCTCCGAATTTTCCCCACCAATCATAACCATCAGAAAATTTCAAATATACCATGTCACCCGTGCAAACAGCATCAGTTATTCTTCCACCAAGATACTGCCTGTATTTTACGATTCTGTCTATATTCGCAAGATTTTCATGGATATCAGAGAAGTGCAACAATGTAAATATATCCGCATGAGTCCAATATTCAGACGGAATCGTTCTTGCTCTGCTTTTCGCCTGTATCAGCGCGGGAAGTACAGACTGGTTCAGATCTTCTATGCCGCAAGGCATAAGAGCAGATGAGTTTGTTTGTACGAATTGCACCTGTTCGCTGTATGTGTATCCATAGGAACTGATTTTTATGTATCCGCCGCTTTCAAACGTATATTTCCCTCTGTGCGAGTTGGATGAACTGCCAGAAACAATGCTTTCCACATACGTCAGATCCGTATCATAAAGAGCAATCAAACTAATGTCAGAATTGTACGAATAGATCAGATAGTTCACAATGTCATTGGCTGAAACTTTAATAAACGGTGTTACGGAGTATGTGAAATCACCAGTTACAACCTGACCATCGCTTGATTGTATGTATGCTTTCTTAAACGGTCTGTCATCAAAGCTGACATTTTTTGTATAATCTTCCGTGTAGATATATGCCTTTTTATTACTGCTTATTAAATAGCAGTATCTGACATACTGACCCGCACTTATTTTTATATATCCTTTAACTTTCCCGGAAGAATTGCCACAAATAGCACTTACAAGCTGTTTGCTTGAATTGTATACAGTAATCGCAGATATATCAGTATTGTATAAAGTTAAATCATATTCAATAATCGAATCTTTGCGGCACAGAATATAATCAGAATAATAATATGAACTGCCAGCTAAATTATAATGATCGTACCGTGAAACTCCGTTGCTGTCTATAATTCCTTTGTTTTTCAGATAACCGCTTAATTCTTTTATTTCATCATCATTTTCAAATATTTCAATGCAATCAGAATCAAAGTGCCTTGTAATATAAACACTTGTGCTTGAAAATACATCTTCATATTCGCACACTCTCACATACCCATCTGCCAAAGCAGTATACTTTCCGGTTGTTGTATATGATTCTGTCCCTGTGGCAATAGCAGATACAAACTGCATATCGTTGTCGTAAATTGCAACAAGCGCAACATCCGGGTTATAAGCCTTTACTGAATATGCAAGTATATCATTCGCTTGAATTTTAACAAAACCGGATGTGTGATAAGTTCCAGAATTGTCAACAACCAGCCCTGTAGTAGAATCAATATACCCATCAAATGTCAGAAAGTCATTTGTAAGTATGTTTTCGCTTTTCCCATACATATCATAATTAACAGTTATTGTGTTCTCAATCGTTATGGTTGTGTTCTCAAACTCTGCAATATTATCAACAACATCACCATAGTTGACAAGCACTTGACCAGCGCCAGTCCCATCCCAATAAACACGAAGTATATTTGCATCATATTTAGGAACAAAAGTAACAGACTCATTGGGTTGAATCCCAACCTTGACAATTTCTTTTTGCGTATAATCAACCCTTGTTGTAACATTCACAGGAATTGATCCGATATTGCAAATCCGATATGTTTCCCCTATTGTAAAAGTGAACGGATAGCTAATACCACCAATTGACCCACTTGCTCTTGAAACGCTAAAATAATTAAGTACTGCTTCACCATTGCTCAAAGCACTCTTTAAGTCACTGACATCATTACAAATTTTAACCTCAACAGCATCAGTTCCAGTCCAAGCACCGGCTGCGTGATCGGCTGTAAACCGGAAAAGTTTGTTTACACTAGACCCACCACTGGTGATCGTCTGAATAACATACTGTCCTGCAGTATAAGCAGTAGAAGAATTAAACGTTCCAGCAAACATGTTTTCTACTTCAGCAGCATTAGCCAACTGAGCAGTTACTTCGTCTGCTTTAGACTGGATACGAGTACACTGTTCTTCTGTAGTTTGATCTGAAATAACATTAGCAGTCAGGTAATCCGTACCTGCTTGATTCTTCGTATAGAATTTATTTGGTGAAAGTACAACAGGCATTGGCCTTACCTCCTTAATTGAATAAAAAAGAGGAGGACCTTGTATAAGATCCTCCCTCTCTATAATAGGCCTTGCTTATTCTGGGGACACTGTCTCAGAATTTTCTGGTTTTAAATCGAGCCTAATTTCTGGAATTTCTCCACCATTTTGAATGTCTTTAACCTGCTCCTCAAGAATGAGCACATGTTGTTTAATATCGTTGAGCCACTCACTGATAATGTAGATGTATCCACATTTAGCGCGACCCTGAGCATCTACAAGCTTATCAAGAAGATTTTCGCACAGATCGAGTTTTTCTAGTGGTGTTGGATTTTGCTGTTGATTCTCCATCGTTACTCTCCTCCGTTTCGGTGGTCTTCTTCACTTCTTCTGCTTCAGGTGCTGTTTCCATAGGTACATACTCACCAGGAACAATAATCTCCTGTTTCATAGAAGTCTTAGCACCTTCAGCAGGATTAATCCACAGTTCAACATAATCGCCATCAGCAAAATACTGAACCGAATATATTACTGTATAACCAATATATGTTGTTTTGTAGATGCTATAGTAACAGACAATTGTTTCAGTCTTCTCAGGATTGCTGAAATCCGTAGCAGCCTTAACAATGTCGTTTCCAGGAACCCTAACCATCAGACGATCCGCACTGGATCTTGATGCAAAACCATTCTTGATTTCAGTTCCGTCTTTCAATACGAGTCTATTTTCCATTTATAATTTCATCCTTTCTGTTATTAAGATCCATATCCATTAACAAACAATTTTTTCATTTTGAAACCCGGTCCTTTCAAAATATATTTATGTCGATTACCTGAACCTGCTTAGATCGATGCAATAGTATCGTTTATCTGCGTTTCCACAAGTCACAACAAAGGTGACATATTTTGCAGTTTTTGGATTAGGCGTTGTAGAACTGTTGACCCACGTATATAATTCATGATATGTGTACGCTACAGGTAACGTAGTGCTGTAAAGTCCGCATCCTCCCTGATTACGAGTTTGTATATCAATTGTTCCGGAACCACCGCTGGAAGGCGCGGTATATGTCCGTTCAAGTCTTGTTGCAACGGTACCGTCTGCTCGTTTTTGCGTGACGTTAACGACGGCCGACTCACCATAATCTAATGTTTTTGAAGCAGTTGTACCTGTAGCACTAAACGACGTATAACAATCTGACCATCCGGACGAATAGCGATCACTAGGTGCCGTATATGTCCGTTCAAGTCTTGTCGCAACGGTACCGTCTGCTCGTTTTTGCGTGACGTTAACGACAGCAGACTCGCCATAACTTAACGTTTTCGAAGCGGTTGTGCCAAGAGCACTAAATGACGTAAAGCATTCGCCCCAGCCTGATAATTTTGCGGCCGACACAGCGTCTTTATAGAACTGCGTGTCGGCAATATTAAAATTTACAGTTTGGCCAATACCGCCGCCAATTTTATAAAAATCAAAAAAGATTTTACCAGAATCATCTCCAGTTCCAGAATATACAAGACAATTACTGAAACAATTATTTAAATATCCTGTATCATATCCTGATCCACCTTCAGAAGGAACATTAATGGCATAGGTTGTCGCTGAAACCCTATTAGCCCACAATTTATCTGTTCTTATACCAGTATCAGCAGAGATAGTACTACCTAGCCATTTTCTAACTTCAGCAAGATCCGCAGAAATTGTATTAGCCTCCACTTTACCGGCGATAACAATATCAAAAATACCAATCTTGGTTTTAAAGCTTGGAATTTCCGAAACACGAAAATCACTAGCACTTACGAATCCATCAGCTATTCTTGTTACTCCATCTGCATCTTTGTACTGGAAAGGAGTATTCAATTGAATACGCCATTGATCGCCTTGGGCAGTTGTATCAATACCAACCAACACTTCGCCAGCGGATCCGTAGCCGGTTAACTCTCGAGTCTTTAGCCAAACAGATTTTTTTTCATCAACGTCACCCGTAGTTGTAGCATAAACATTTCCGGTTTCAGCCTCAGCAATAAATCCAGAAACATTATCATAAGTCAACCCTTTAGCCCTGCTGTACCAATGCGTCGCAGGAATATAACCACGATCACCCGAAGTATAACCAAATATACCGAATTCTTTAGATATCGCTACGTATTTAGTAGATGCACCACTAATAGTAATTTTACCAACGATTTCGGCAGAAAATACGAGTTTCGAATCTGCTTGAGCTTCTTCCTTAGTGCACTTATCAGGATCATATACTTTATTGATAGATCCTGATATTTTTCCATTGGATTTAAAAGAATTAGCAGCAGCATCTCCACCCCATCCTACAGTGGTGTCCTTCTTGATTAAGTCTACTATTGTGTCGAATGACGAAATACCAGAATCTCCTTGCTCGTAAGTATATCCTTTTTCTTTGAGATACCAGTGTGTAACAGGAGAAGCTCCGCCATTCAAAACACTACCATTCGAGAATTCAAATGCAAAGACACCACGATCAGCAGAAGTACCAACCCATTTAACTGTTTTCCCAGGAAGCGTAATTTTGCCAACGATAGACGCTTTAAACCATAAATCCTTATGATTTATTGGGCGTATCGGTGGCTCCCCAGTTACAGGGGTCGCTTCCGCCATTTCAGTAGGATCAAAACAAGCAGCGGTTCCTTTTAGCTCACCATTTCCATAGAAAGACAATGCCGCATTTGTTCCACCATAATCAGATGCTGGCCTTTCGGAACCAATAATCTGCCATATTTTATGCCATGTAAGTTCTTTATCTTCATTGCCTTTAGGAATCGTCTTTTTACTCCCATTAGCACTGGCTGTTTGGTTTCTAGATGATTTTTTACTTGTCTTGCTATGCTCAAGTAAATCACTTGGAATGCTGAACGTGTAACTGTTATTTTCGGGATTAAACAGATCATAGGAAATGTTCCTACATACGAGCTTCTTAGTTTCCCATGTTGGGGTTCCATTTCTAACAATAAGATACGTTACATCTACGCATTCACCAATGAGGATCTTTGGATAATTATTATCGGTGATATGCAGATCTATTGCTTTAACAGTAAATGACGTTGCAATTCCAAAATAACTATCTTTAATCCACTTCTTAACATAATTCCATAATTTTTCCTGAGTGTCTGCATCGGAGAACGTCACTGTCTTATAAATAACGCCAAAGTTTGTCTCCGCGTCACGATAATCCGTATAACTATGAAATTCGTCAGTCAATTCCTGATCAGTATAAAGATTTCGAATATACGGCACAGACATGGATTTACCAGAATAATTATTATATCCATCAATATAAATCGTTTTTCCGTTATTATCAGTCGAACCTATCGGAATTACTCTTGTAAAAACATTGTCCCCTGTATAATCCGCAGAAATATCCAGAATATTTTTCCCTACTGTTACTTTAGGTCTTAGTCCATCGCCAAGATCTCTGGCATAATACTTATACCAATTAAGTGTGCGAGTGTTTCCAGAAGACTGAACAATCATATGACCGCCATAATTGCTTGTAAGATTACTAAGCAAACCAGATGTTTGAGTCCAGGAAGTTGGTTCGTATCTATCCAATTCTGAAGGAAGCTCAACACCAACGGATCCTTTAGTAACGGCTTTCTCCGGAACCATTGCATTATGATTATTAACGATAGCGGTATAGTAGTCGCTTACGGATATTTTATTACGGAATTTTTCTTGTTTGCCCTCATAATAGCTATCATTAAAAAATACATAATATCCTGCACAAGTGACATTCTTTGTGTGGTAGACAGTGGACGAACTGATATTTAAAACTTTTCCGTCAAAAATAACGTCTGTGTCAGTTCCATTAGGTCCATCATAAACAACACGAATAAGAGTCTTATGCTGAAGAAGAGCGTCATAATATGGAGAGTTAGATTCCATTGAGAATGTAAAATTCTCAGCAGCATCTTCGCTTGCTTTGACAATGGGCTTCTGAACAGGAAATCCGCTAACACTGGGAACAGCAAACATCTGCTCTTCAGTTGTAATCAGACTTCCATTACGCATAAAATTTTTAATATAAATTTTATACACTTACAGCGATCCCCCTCTCCATGTAATAGTCACTTTACCATTACCGCTAATTGTTAATGTGTTTCTACCAATCGCAGCCCTTCCAAGAGTTTTAGAACCTGTTGAACTAAGCGTTTGAGTAACGCCTCCAAAAGTGACAGTAGCACTTCCAGAAACCCATGTAACAACCGGCTGGAATGCGTAATCTCCAGCATAAATGTAATAGGTTCCTGCACCAATATTATTAGTAACAATGTTAGAACCACCCGGCCAAGCTGTATAATAATCATAATCAGTTTCAAAATTAAACGGATCCCACAGAGCCGGAGTAGTTCCTTCGGTGTTAATCCTTAACTTATATGGATCAAGTTGATAACTGATTGAAATAGCAGAGTTTGATGCTCCGGATTCCCAGTTACCAACTGTAAATCTTCCTTCGTAATAATATCCAGGGTCATCTTCAAGCTTCATCTTAATTCGTTTTCCGTGAAGAACCCGGACCATCTTTTCTCGAATTGTTTCCCAGTTTTCGATGCTGTTTGCAACCAGAAAATTAATAGACCCCTGACGCTGACCGTAATTAGGTCTGCCAGTAAGATATGTTGTCAAATCCAACATACCATCAGCACCTGGAATCTCAATAAATTTCGTTACAATGGTTGGATGTGCAATAGCAGGTCTGGAGGAAGGAATTAAATGCCAATCCGTCCACGTATTCGCCGCTACATTAAATGCTGTATAAGACTGTCCAGAAGGGATATACAGATCCCCGAAGGATACCGAATGTTCTTCTGTGTAATACGTTCCGTTAGCACTGTACATGTATTCCTTCCTCCTTTTCCTACTATTTTGATTGATTTAGGGCGTCGTTACACCCAGATTAAGTAATGCGATGTACTCACCGATCTTAGCGTCAATATCAGGCGCAATCTCACCGACAAGCACGTTCTTATTAATATACATGTTAAGTTTTGCAAATGCAGAAGTAATCTGATCAACTGTAGCTTGAGATTCTTTAAGTGTGTCAACTGCTGATTTAACGTCGTCAATATGCTGATATAAATCAGCAGACTTAATACGTTCTTCATCTGTTTGAGCATTAGCATTCTGAGCATTTTGAGCAAGCGGAGCAGTGTCTAAAGTAAGACCAGCGTCAGCCATTTGGTGCCTAAGCTGCTCTTTAATTGTATCGTCCAGTTTAAGAACGGGCGTAATCTGAATTCTAAGATTCGGATCCTCGTCAAATGCTGCCTGGATGCCTTCAAACAACTTAGAAGCGACATTCTCACCAATCGTCTTATAGGATTCTGAAAAGTCTTCAGTTTCCATAACTTTTATAATTGCCTGATCAAACGCAAGAATCAAAGAAGAAATTTTATTTATGTTTCTAAGCCCTTCTCTACTTTCTAATCCACCAAAAATTTTATTAAGAACTTTTGATAAATCTTCTTCTGAATTAGATCTCAACATACTTGTTAATTCATTAATAGAATGCAACATATTTGCCATGCCTTCTGTAGCACTAACAAGCATATTCATTCTTTCTGGAGTTATATTATTTTCAGTTTCAAAACCGCTATTTAATCTTGTAAAAAATGAAACAACAGCATCGGCAAATCCAGGAAGTTTTTCTGTGACAGTATCAATTAATGACGCAGTACTACCATATCCGGAAAGTGTTTCATCCATAGAATCGCCAAGGCCTTTTGTGAACCGTAATAACGCAGATATTCGTCCCTCAGTTAATGATATTTCATCACTATTATCAAGACCTTTAACTTTAGAAATTGAATCATAAAACGACTTCATTGCAGAACCAAACAATTTAATTTCAGTTCCGATGGCCGATAATGACGAATCTCCCGTAAGGTACTTTGCAACCCAGCCTGTTGTTCCTTCCGTTTTTTCAAAAGCATCTGCTAATTTTTGAAAAACATCTAATGTTTTATCAAAAGCATTAACGGTACTTTCATCAAAGCCGGATATCCCATTACTAAATACAGATAATGCATCTGATAATATTTCCAAACCAACAGCAACTCCAGATGTATACTGAGGAACAAGATAATCTGCAACACCTAATTCTTTAGCGCTTATATCTGATGCATCAAAACTCTTTTTTAACAAGTTCAACATGTTTTTAAGAAAATCGCCAAATTTACTAGTTGTTAATACTCCAATCATCCTGTCCATTTCGGATTCAACATTTTCAATATTGCTAAATTTACTTAATGAATCAGCCAACATACTAATAAATGCTGACATCCTATTAAATAATTCAACGCGATTAAACAGATTATCAAAGAATTCATCAATTGATAACTCTTTTAGATCTGTACTATTTCTACGTTCTTCATAATGAGCCTGAGCTTCACCAAACAAAGCATCAAATGCCTTGTAGAACGTATCAAACAAAGTCTTTAACTTTTCAGCAGCCTGAATAGCCGTTACAAGATCATTATCCATCGACGCGAGATTTTGGACAAATGGTTTTATCTGTTCCAAAGTTTCATCCACTTGTGCGCCAAGAATTTCAAATGCGCTTCCCAGCGTTTCCATTGATTGAGCAATCGTTGTAGTTGTCATTCCAGCAACAATATTACCGGCTGTTCCGATTCCCAACGTTGTTAAGAATCCGCCAAATGCATCTGAAATTTTACCTAACAAACTATCTTTTAAATTAAACTTACTTGCTTCGCCATTTTCCCATTTTTCTCCGAGAGCATCGAACAGTTTTCCGATGGCACTCATTCCAAGAATTGCTGCAATGGCAGTCATAAGATCTTTAATTTTATCAATAATTTCTTCGAATTTATCAATCTTTTCAGTGTCTCCAGAACTTACAAGAGTTGTTATATAAGACATTATTCCAGCAATTGCGGCTATGGCTATGGTAATTGCCGTCCACTTGATTGCTCTAGCGCCTTCTTCAAATTCATCAGCCATTCCAAACAAATCGCTTAACTTACTGAATAGTAATGTCAAAGCAACAATCACACCAATAATTTCAATAATATCTTTATTTTCTCCAACAAATGTAGTTAATTCATTGAATATCCGTTTGACAATATCCAAAACGCCTGTCGCACTTTCAATCGAATCGCCAAACGATTTCGCAGCTCCTCCGCCTTCAGTAGCTTCTTTTGATTCTTCTTCAGCAGCAGCATTCATAGCACCAAACAGCTTTTCAAACCATTTAGGTGCCTCTTTTGCTAATGTACCGATAGCAGAACCAATAAATTTTGGAATTGTATCAAGGAAGAAATTCTTAATACTTTCACCAATATTTTTTAAAGCTTCCCTCAACTCTGGTTTCTGCTCTCCATAAACTTCATCAACCTGATCGGAAATGGATTTTTTACCAGTTAGAGCATCAACAATTATTGTGGCGATATCTCCAATCCAGTTAAGAGCTGTAGCGATGCCATTAAGAATTGCGGGACCAATAGACTGGAATGCTTTTAAAAAACTTTCCTTTAAACTATCGACAAAAGACCAGAATCCGGACTTCTCTGTATCTTTTTCAATTTTCTTATTAGCTGCTTTTGCACGCTTCTTAATATTATTTGCCATCGGATCAAATACATCAAAATCTCCTCCGATTTTTCCAATATTATTAGAAGCCCCACCAAATAATTGCTCAATAAACTGAAATGCCTTTTTAAGAAAATTAGGTATATCGGTTGTAATAAAATCATAAATCGTCTGACCAAATTCTCCAACTGCTTTTCCGACTTCACTTTTTGGTATTTCTCCGGTAAATATTGAACTAAGCCCTTCAAACACTTCAGAACCAAGTTTAGATATAGCTATCCAAGCATCCTGAATAAACTTCGGAATAGTTTCAACAAATAGAGTCTTAATTCGTTCACCAATATTCTTAATTGCAGTAACAAGTTTAGGCTCTTCTTTATCTTCTCCATCTTCTGCAGATTTGGCCATGCCTTCTGTTGCTTCGGAAGTAACAGTTTCGGCAGTTTTTTCAACTTCTTTCTGAACGCCGATACCTTTAAGCCAGTCTCCAACATTTGAAACAATTTCATTAATTGCTGCAACAGCCAATTCAATACCGTTTGCAATCCATACCGGAAGTTCTTCCCAAATATGCGAAATTGTTTCGCCTAATTTACTGACAAATTTTTGCCATGCATTAACTTTGGGTTGAGCTCCAGAAATTGCATCAATTTCAGCTGCTTTTTGCGCATCTTCAGCCGCCTCTTTAGAACTCTCATCAGCTTCTCCAACAATTGCGTTGTATAATTTATCCCATACAGTACCGAACAAATCAACGGCGCCATCAATAAATTCAAGAACTTTTGTTGGTAAATCTTCAACAATGAATTTGCCTATTGTCTGACCAAAATTAAGAATTGCCTGGCCAATAGGACCTTTATTAGCATTGGTTTCATCTTCACCTTTAAAGAAATTAGCAATCTTAGTAGGAATATCCTTCAGGAAATCAATGACCCAATTCAATGCTAATTCGGCTTTTGAACGAATCCATTCAATTCCTTGGGCAACCACATTCGAGAACCATTCAGCATTAGCATCAACGTCATCGGTTCCGGTAAAAATCCTGGCAATCTGATTCAGAAGTGTCGTGCCAATATCTTTAATAACGTTAAGAATGCTCGTTAAATCGATCCCAAGGAACGGCTTCTTAATACGATCCTCGACATCCTTATTAGTGACATCTTTATCATCAGGTCGTCCAAACAAAGCACCAATAACCGTTGTAATAATATCTCCGGCGCCTTTAATACCCGCTTTGATGTATTCTGGAATCTCCTGAATAAACTTCTTGATATCCTTAATCGCTCCATCAAGCCACTTACTGAAACCTTTCTTATATGTAACGGTGATCTTCCTGATTGAAGTTTTCCCCGTCAAAGGATCGACTCTTTTAATCAGTTTAGTTACTTTCTTCCCAAACAAAAATTCATTCAAAGCTTTAAACAAATTCGTGGCAAAATCACCAATCGTTTGAAAAGCATTCTGAATCTTATTCGGAAGATCTTCAAACCATGCAGCAACGGCCTTCTTAGTTTCTTCAATAAAGTTTTCAAAACGCTGCATAATCGCAGAATCTTTATTGACAACTTTATTCTTATCATCTGCAGAAGATTTTGCTCCAGTATTAGCTTTATTTCCGTTGAACCATGAATCAAATACCTCATCAATCCAACTACCGATCTTGCCAACTCCGTCAATAATCCTCTGAGGAAGACTCTTAAAGAATGCCTTAACATCTTCAATCGCTTTCGTTACCCATTCCCCAAGCGGAGTAAGAACTGTCTTTGTTTCAAGCTGACTGCCATTGTATCTTGTCTGTTCAGTGAAGAATAACCCACGAAGCGTATCATAAATATTCGCTCCAAACTGCATAACCCGTTCAGGAATGCTCTTTACAAAATTTCCAACATCAATAATGGCCTGGTCAACCCACTTCTTAGCATCCTGGACAAACTGATTGGTATTAAAGAAATTAATCAGACCAGAGAAAATCCCACCATTTTGATCATCCTGACCTTGGGTAGCTTCATCCTGTAATCCGAGCAATCTCCTGATATCACCGATCAGAGCGCCAAAGAATTCTTTAACAGCATTTAGACCAGTCTGACAAGCATTCTTAATACCTTCAAAGTCTTCTCTAATTCCGTCAAGAACTCCTTTGCCTTCTTTCATTTGAGCGGATTTAACCCCAAGCAATTCAAGCAAAAGACCAAGAGCATCAGAAAAGAACTCAATATTTGTAGTAACTGTATCAATTGCCATCTGAGCAAAGAACGCTGCAACTTCTCCAAGAAATCCAATAATTTCTCCAAGAACCTTTGCGATTGGATCAAGAATAGTAAGTATATTATCAATACTATGCTCAATATCTTTAAACACATCTGTATTATTCTTCAAATTAACTAGCGGTTCAGTTACCTTACTCAATAGGATAAGGAACCCATCAAAAATCGGAGAAAGCGTATAGAATGCTTTTGAAATGGCATTAAACGCGATGACGACGAGTTTCCCAACAATACTAAATACGGAAGCAAGATTAGAAAGAACCTGTCGAATTGCTTCAATTCTTGTTGGACCGTTCTCCATAATTGGTGAATTCATGAATTTATTAAAATTCTTGGCAGCTTCTTTTATTCGTTCAGATGCATCACGAATATGCATGGAAAGCACGAACATTTTGTCGCCAAGACTCTGAAGAATTGGCTGGGCTTCATCTTCTTCATTATTTAATTCATTAAATCCTGGGAGAATCTGCAAAAATGTTTTAAGAAGAGTACCAAGAGCATCAGTAATATTCAGAATTGTCTGACGAAAGACTGCTCCTCCACCAGTATCTCCAACACCATCATCCCAAAAACCAAGAATCGCGTTCCGATATTCACCAATCTTATAAACAACATCCGCTAGTTCACCTTCAGCAAGCTCTGTGAAAAAGTCTTTAGCTTGCTCAAGCTTACCGAACAAATATTCGAATGTTTGCCCCCAACCTGTAGAAACCACGTCTTTCAGTGTGTTAATAACATCTGTAAAACTTCTAGCTTCTCGAGCTGCGAGATAGGCGTCAACAGCAATTTCACCAAAGTCCTTCTTGGCTTCCGCAATTGCTTTTTCACGATCTACTTCGCCGTTTTCATTTGTCCACTTTTTCTTATATTTCTTAAATTCTTTTTCGTCGAAATAAAACTTCTTGCCAAACAATTTATTCATAGCTTCATTGTTAACGAAGTCGTATTTCAACATATCCTGAAGATTTTTAACAGTGACTTTCTTACCAGCTTTAACTTTTTTATCTGTTGTGCTAACGGTTTTATAAACACCATCACTAACCTTCTTAAGAGTACCTGCCTCAGCAGCAGCTTCAAGCAAGTCTTCCTTGAACTTTTCTGTTGTCATGTTCAACAATTCAAGGCTCTTATAGTCAGTATAATTTAGTGTTCCTTTACCATAAGCTTGGGCAAGATTATAAAAAGCTCTCTGAGCATCAGTAGCATTAATACCTGCGTTTGCACAAGCATTAGCAATACCTTCAACGCTTCTGGTTGCCGTATCAAGATCAACACCTGCAGAACGCATTTTACTTAAAGCGTCCGTCATTTGACTAAGAGAATATGAAGTTTGATCAGAATATTCGCGAAGCTGATCAATCGAACTATAAGCAGCGCTTTGGGATTCACCAGCACTCATCATAATACGAACAGAAGTTAACATCTGCTCATATTTGCTCATTCCCGCACTTACCTGATCAGAACTAATACTACGAATAAACCCGGTAACACTCTGCTCAAGTTTTAGAAAAACACCTGCTACTTCATCAGCAAGACCACTTAAGATCTTTTGCTTCACCATCCCGATGAAAGTAGTAAAACGTTCAGTAAGTTTATCAAGGGATTTACCCATTGATTCTGTAGAGGCTTCCGTCTTCTTAGCAAGCTCTTCAACATTCTTTCCTGTCTCTTTAAGATTCAGTTCTTTCTTTAACTCATCGAGCTTTTTAATTGTTTTGTCTACGCCTTTTTCAAAGTCCGATGCATCAAATTTTGCAGCTACAATCCGCTCATCAACATTAGTTGCCATGACGTTTTACCTCCTCCCATGCTTCATTGGCCATCCCCTGAAAAACTTTCTCAATGGCAGGGTTAATATAGTCGGTTCCTTTTACAAATCCGCCATTACGTGTAGCATGGCCATATTGCAAAAGAATCGCGACGTTTGCCCAGCCATCCACAACATTCGTGTTAGACCAGACAATTTCGTATTTGTTATCTTTGTCTTTAATAATTTCATATGTCCAGCTATCAGCAGTTTTACCTGTATCTTTAGGTGTGGCTTCTTTTAAAGCCTCAACTCCACGCTTTCCATATTTCTCCAGAATTGGCTTAACCAACGGACTCAAGTGAAGAGATTTTGTAAGGAACTTCTCCAGATTGTTGAAATTCCCAGAATGCTCAAAATTGATCTTCATCCAATCCCTCCATTATCCTTTTGATCCGCTGGCAGCCCTCCTGGAATTATTCAATGCCGCGTTCATCGCGTAGATTTCCTGTTTACTCATCTGCTGCGGATTACCTTTGGCATTGCAAATTTTGATGAGCGTAATAAGACGATTCAGTCTCCATTTCTCACACTCAAAAGGAATCCCGTTACTGATCATCCAATAATAAATCAGTTCGGAAGTAGGCGTTTCGCCTTTTCCACCCTTGCTCTTCCGTCTGTCTGTTACTGTTGTCGCAGTAGCGGGATCCATAATGTATTCTTCGATCTTCTTAACATTCTCATAACCCATCAACTCATAAGCCTCATCCGGAACATCCTGATTAATTGTCATACACCGGATATAATCCTTAAACTCGGCAGGAGTCTTAGGTTCAGGTGTTAAAAAAGGTTTCTTCCATTTTGATTCCCATTTGGAGATGGAGACAAGAGAATGCTCCAACTTCAATGTACAAGCTCTACAGAATACAAACTCCTGATGAACCTCATCGAAATACTCCTGTTCGGGAATTTTCAGAACCAGCATTCTCTCATCCTTCTCCTTTACCGATTACAGAAGATGCGCGTTTCCGTCATCTTCTGTTTCTACTTTCTCTTTGCCAATGGGCGTGAGCACCTTAGCATCAGCTTCAGTATCGCCACGCATATCTTCAGGCATCAGTGCATTAATAAACGCCGCAGCCTTATTCGCATCGGAAAGCAGTTCCATATACAGCTCGTTATAAGCCTCGGTCTGGGTGAATGCTGTAGAGAGTTCTTCACTCTTAAAGAACCGACGACCATCCGGAGATTTCTCACCGTAAGCCTTTAGAATAATGGTCTTGAAAGCCTTCATGATCTTCGGGATATCCTGCTTCTCCATCATATCTTCCAGGAGCTGCCGCATACCACCAGTCACTTCGGTTTCCATTTCCATCAGTTCAGTCTTATTCAGGTTGAAATAAAAGTTCTCCTGACGTTCAGTTCCGTTGTAATCTTTGTATTTAATCAGTTTCTTAAGCATCTTAGGTTCCAATCCTTTCTTTTTGTTCCATAAAAAATAGTCGTTGGAAATAAGGAGAGCACCTCCGTGCTCAGAAGTGCTCTCCTATAAAACTTAATTAGCCAGCTCCCTGGGAAACTGTCAGAGTAGAGATAACCGTATCAGGATCCGGCAGAGAAGGAATCAGAGCGGTGATGGAGTGCTCAGTATCCTCATCACGACCATAAATGATCTCAAGCAGATTCTTCAGAGCAGCCGCAGCAGCCGTAGCAGTGAACTTCGTACTGTCAATCGTGATTTCACAAGTCGCCTTATGGCCGGTCACAGAAACAGGAGTGCTGTTCGCTTCCCAGCTAAAGGAGATCGCATCGGGGTTATCGTTGATCGTGGTATAGCCACGGCCAGACGGAGAAGCAGTGCTGTTATAGATAATGTGGAGCTTAAAACCCTTATCCATACCAGGATGCGCTTCGTCACCGATCTGGGTCTTATAAACCAGACCAAAAGCTTTACGACTCTGCTGTCCAAGGAACACGCCGCTAACAGCTTCCTTGCTACCATCGCATTCAGCCCACTCATCCGGATAAGTATAAGCTTCGATCGTGAAGCCGAACTTTTCAGCAGACCTCATCGAAGCATACTTAATGTTATCCGCATACAGGTCAGTAACATCAGCACCACTGGGGTTCTCATTAATCGCAGTAACACCATTCCAGGCAACACCGGTATCATAACCAGATGTACCCATCGGGAAAAGAGCAACTTCACTTACGCCAGCTTCGATCTCGCGCTCGCCAACGCCATGCCAAGTCATTTTACCCATAGTTTTATACCTCCGTTAGAAATAGATGTCATACGCATAATGAAATAAGCCATCTGCCGTGTATGGCCGGTTCAGATGGCAATATTCCAGATCCTCAAGCGTATCTACCATAGGATCATCTGCGTCTCGGGTAATGTACGTCAATCCATATCGTCTCATCTTGATATAAGGTTCATTCTCTGCTCGTCTTTCCTGATGAGCTTCGAGACTGTAGACGATACATGGATATTTAAGTTTAAAGGACTCGGGAGGATCAAAGTACACATTAGTCGTGCCCAGAATCGTCCTCAGTATCGAGTCCAGCTGTACTCGCGTCCGGGCCATTGTACAATCCTCCAATTGTAAGAATGATGCGGGGCCTCTGAAGTTCAATATTAGTGATGCTCCAGAGGTCCTCGCGCCATTTTACATATCTCATTGCGCCGATATTCTCATTAGCAAATGAGTCGGCAACAATACTGATGGTGTTGTTAATGACCAGATTTTCATTGGTTCCGCCACTATTTTGATCCCAGCGACGGGTATTCCGCATGACATCTCCGTAATACTCCCTTTCGGTTGCTACTTCACGCCATACGCTGGGATGATTGACCGGATCGTACTCTTCCGTTCGGATAAAGCCGACTTTCCCGTGAAATCGGGCCATTTAAATCACCTCAATCAGGACTTCGCCAGAACCAGCTTGTTCATGGTGTAGATCTTGGTTTCAGCATAGTTGCCGAGAACCGCGGTCACCTTGATCTTCTGGTTGTTGTTGGTCACGCGGCAGACAGCCATGTAGCCCTCGGACGGATCCAGAGCAATGGGACCATGCTCGCCGCCGACCAGCTCGATAAACGCAGTCGCGCCTTCCGGAATACCAACGACCTTCATCGCCAGGAAGTTACCAGTGGAATCATCAGCGCCCCAGGTGCCAGAATCCCACACAGAACCGTCAGAGATCTTCTTGGAGGTACCGGTTACAGCACCGCTGCCGAAGTCAATACCAGTCTGAATGTTCGCAACGCTCACACCGTAAACGGTTTCAGTAGAGGGCTCAGCCACTACAGCCAGTCCCGCAAAGGGATTGGAAGCGCTCTTCTGCCAGGGCTTGGAGGGCAGGCTTGGCTCGATGTCAAGGAACGCCGGGCTCGTATGAGCAGTTTCAATAACCAGAGCAGAGAAGGGCTTGGTCAGAGCACCGCTGCAACGGGTTTCAATCAGGTATTTCTGCTGGTTGTAATCGATATCGAAGTCATCGAACATGTTCACGCTGCCGCCCTTATCAGCACCAACGTTATAGTCTTTCAGGTTGACAATGATACCCAGCAGATCATATTCGGTCGTAGTCACGCCAACAGTTTCGCTGCGAGTACCAGCCTGTTCAAACACGGGAACCGTAATAATATCGTTCACGCGCAGAGCAGTCGCCAGAGCCTGCTTGGTCGGATACAGGAAATGACCAATGCCGTCTTCCAGCAGCAGCATTTCAGTCAGCACAGACTCGGTGGTGTAGAAGTTCGGGTTGCCAGAACCACGATACTGCGCACGAGCCTTAATGATCTTCTTGATAATGCTCTTGGCATGCGGGACATTATCCTCGGCGGTGACCTTCACCTTGATGGAGAACAGATCATCATCCTTCCAGATGGAACGGATATGCAGTTCAGAAATCTTGTCATCGCTGGCAGGATTCCGACCATCACCGATCAGGATAGCACGGGCGATTTCCTCGTCCAGCATGACCCGCATTTCACCCTTAATCCAGGCAACAACGTCGAAGTCAGTGATGTCGATCACATCATCGCGATCCAGCTTCTGCTTTTTGTAAATGGTCTGAGGATCGGTCGTCCGCTTGAGCAGCGTGAAGACTTCTTCCTTTTTCCGATTGCCCTTAATGTAACCCAGGGCACGAGCTTCGTCCTCGGTGATATCCGCGAACATACTCTTAATCCGGCTGAAGGGAGTATGATGCACAGCACCCATAACACCAGCAACCCAGCCGGTATCCCGCTTGATAAACTCAGGCGGATTGTTCAGATTTTTATAGTCCGGGAACAGCCAATCGATCTGGTCGATGCCATATTCGGCGGTATGGGCCAGAACGGATTCACGCAGGCTGCCGTTGCGCTTCGCATCACTGAAAATCGCTTCGGTTTCAGCATGGGAAAGAGTGTTACCCTGAGCGACGCTTTCATCGCCTTCGAAAATGTTACGCTTCATGTCGTTACCTCCAAACATAGACTGCGCAAGAGCCAGGTCGTAATCTTCGTCGTCCTCGAACTCTTCTTCGTCTTCAAAATCTTCGGGATCCAGTTCTTCATCATCGTCGTCTTCTTCGTCTTCATACTCGTCGTCGATTTCTTCGTCATCTTCATCTTCGATCTCTTCATCGTCTTCGAGTTCGTCGTTCAGATCGTCGATAACATCCTGCTGGCCCTGAGCATAAGCAGCTTCTACAAGAGCACGCTGCTCATCAGTCATACCTTCAAGGATCTCATCAAAATCCATAGTTTCATCCTCCTCATCAGATTCACCATGATAAAGTTCAGCAATACTGCCTTCACCCATACAGATCAGGGCTTCTTCATCATCAGTGTCGTAGGTTCCGTCACTGTGAGCAAACGTAAGATTCTCAATCCGAGCCATCTTGTTTGCTCCAGTCAGCACGATGCTCACCTCACGAATCTGACCGTGGACAACGTCTCCACCATGCTGAACCAGCTGATTAGCATAAATGCTCAGCGCGTCGAGATCACCATTTCCGAGAGATTCTTTGGTGTACTGTGCTTTAGGATTCTTATTAAACCACCCGTAACAATAAACACCTTCTTCACGATTCTCGAGAAGGCAGTGCCCCAGAACATTCTCCGGATCATTATGCTGATGTTGGAAGACGAGCGGGACAGTTTCTCCGTCGTTTTCAATAAACGCATTCTTACGGATTGTGCGTCCATCCGAGCACTTAACATTGTTTACGGTGGCCCATCCCGCAAAATCATACGGGCGATTCTGTTTAGGCATAGGCTACCTCCATGATCAAGCAGAAGACTGTTTAGGCACAGCCTCTTCCGGTTCTTTACCATTTTGACTGTTATACTCTTCTGCCAGGTCTACTATTTCGTTGTCAGACAATCCTTTCAGATCATCTTCATTGAGACCGGCATCCAGTAACGTCTGCCTTGCCTCTTCAAGTTCTTCCGGGTCAACAGGCTCTTCTTCCTCAGGCAAACCAGAATCTTCCGCTTCAGGCATATTCGGGTTTCTGAGTTCATCCGCCTTAGGATCATCAGAGGGCGGCAAACCTAGCTTAGACCGGAGTTCGTTCGCTGTGGCGATTTCATTGCGGATCAGTTTATCACCAAGATCAGCAATCTTATCAGCAGGAATCAGCTTGAACGGATCCTGGAAGAACGTGACTGTCTGGCCCTGAGTTCTTGCTGTTTTAGTAAGGAACTTTCGTGTCAGTTCTTCACAAATAGCATTAAGAATGGTCGCAAGCGTTCCGTTCTGGTATCTCAGCATCGTCTTCTCATCGGCTGTTCCATAGAACACTTCCATTGGGATTCCAAGCTGACCATACAGGAACGTAGTAAACCATTCCACCTGCTCTTTGAAGTTATTTTCGACAGCTCTGTTAAGCTGGGTGACTTTCTCGGTTGCATCCACGTATGCCACACCATACTTAGATTTAGCCAACTGGTCTTCCAGCTTTTTACGCCGTCTTTCCGCTTCGATCATCCGCTGCTCAGTCCGGATTGTATACGGCAGTTGCACAACAATGTCCAGTTTACCGGAGCTGTTCTGCTCATCCGTCATATCCAGCAGATTCAGTTTGCGGATTACCCGTTGCAAGGTTGAGTTCGGCTCATTCATAACACTGTAGAAAGGATTTTCGACAATTGCACACATTTTCTTTGGCACAATGATCTCTTCTTTAAGACCCTTCGCTTCGTTAAACACGAGCACCTTCACATCGTTCGGATACCACTGAGTGATCTTCCCAGTACGCATGCTAAGGATATCGAACCCGCCTGTAATCTTCGGGCTTACGTCGGTGTCTGTAGGAACAATGGCTACGCAGCCTTCGTCAAACATAGACACGACGACATCTCGAATGAATTGCCTGCCCGTCTGATCCGTATTGGCAGATAATGACAAACATTCATTCAAAGGAGATTTAAGAATCTCTTTCAGACGGCCTTTCTCATCGTTCCGCACATGACGGATATCAATGTTTGATACATCCACTGCGATGCGTGTATAGGCCGCTGTGACAATTGACCGTTCATTACCTCGCGTCAGTCGCACACGATCGGGGCGATTGGCACTGCTATATCCGACGGTCAGCGGATTAACATTCTCAAAAGGATCCGATTTGTTTCGAAAGGCATTCCACGCATGTGCAAGCCTCTGACCGAATGAGGGCATCCAATCACCTCATTTTGATGTTATTTGCGTTTGTTTTTGTGGCGTGATTTCTTAGCATACTGAGTTCCGGCGAAAGCACGATTCATTTCTTTCTGCCAAGCATCACGTTCAGCAACCGCTTTCTTATGACCTTCAGCTGTTGCACGTTTACGAGCTCTGTTTGCAATTATCTTATGCAAAGCTGCTCCACTATATGCTCCAATAGCAGTCCCAGCACCAGCTGCACCAATAGCTTGTGAAACATTTTTAAATGTATTAGCAGAACGATGCTCTGCATCTGCCCATGCTTGATTTTGCCTATGCATTTTAAGAGCGTCTTCTTTTGCCTTTGATGTGGTCCATGCGGCATGACCTGAAGCAGCTGCATTATAATCTGAAATTGCAGCATCATTAATCATCTTACGACGATCATGATAACGCTTCATAATTCCAGGTGTTAAAACATGTGTTGTTAAAGCACTTCCACCAGTGCCTGCTACAGCAAGACCTAAACCAACTCTGCCAACTTTTCTATAAAATTTAGAACTCTTATCAAATTTTTCAGCTCTTTGTTTTTGCTGATTGATATCTGCTTTTGCATTAAGTTTGGCTAATTTCTTCTGAGCTTTCGCATACTGACGACTAAGACGTTTAGTATTACCGCTAGCAATAGCTTTCTGAACACCCCACCTCATACCTTTCACACCGTAGTGCGCAAGATATTCGGGCGATCTTTCAACAGCATAATACTCCGCCATAAGAATTACCTCCTACGACGTTTCTTACCACCCTGCCTAGGCTGATTTCCACCATTGGCATACTTGGTGCCCTTGAAAGATTCATTCATAGCAGCACGGAACTTCTCAGCCTTCTTCTTGGCTGTAGCAGCCTTATAAGCATTACGAGCAGCACCAGCAGCAAGACCGGCGCCAATAGCACCGGCGCCGATACGTGCAAAGGTATTATTAGAAACTTTACCCAGCTTATCAGTCGTACCTACAATGCCTTTACCACCAGTAAGCTTTGCAGTAATGTTACCTGGAACCGCGTTCTGAAGTTTGCGACCTCCAACTTTCAAAGCCTGGCCAATTGAATTACTATTACCCCAAGTATTAATGACGCCAGTGTTCGAACCAACCTTATTCAGTGCATTTGCAGCACGATGAATACCAACGGCAGCGCTTGTAGATGCTCGTTTAATTGGGTTCATTTTGCCAGGGGTACGACCATAAGCACCAGCAAGATTACCTACTGCATGAAGTCCTTTACCAAGGCCTCTACTAGCAGCAGCAACACCAGAAGTGCCCGCAGCAGCCAGTCCACCAGCTGCAGCAGCACCGGCGCCAAGCAGCGCAGCACGACGAGCATACTTCTTGGACTTGCCAGCCTGTTTCTCAAGTTTAGCAAGCTTCTTCTGAGCTTTGGCATACTGACGACCAAGCCGAGCAGAATTACCGCTGGCAATCGCCTTACGGACGCCCCATTTCATACCGCGAATACCATAATGCGCAAGATATTCATCATTGCGCTCAATCGCGTACATATAATCATTACTATACATAGGTTATTCCTCCATGTCATTCAAATGCATCTCGATAGAGTTTGTAAGCGACTAAGGCGTCCATTAACGCCGCAACCGAGTCAATCTTTTGCTCGTGCCGCTTCTTATATAATTTTCGGTTACCGTTCGTATCTTCGAGGGTAATACAGTTACCCATCGTGAATGACATCATTTGCTGGTCGAATATTAGCATGCGATCCTCCGCCAGTTTCTTAATTTCGCCCAATGGTACGGACTCGGTTCTCGCTCCCTGCGGAACCTTGACAATGCCGAACGGCCCATTATTCTGTTCCCATCTCTCGATAAAATCTTTCGCATAATATGGGTCGTATCCAACCGACTCCACTTGATATCGAGAATTATCAATAAACGTTTGCAATTCCTCATATACTTCGAGGACATCAAGCATGGTTCCATCCATGATGACAAGAGTTCCTTCATTAATAAACTCTTCGTACTTCTGCCGCATTGCCAAAGGCAGGTTCGCAAACGTGGACGAGGTAATATAGCATCTCGTCTTAACACCAAATGACCCATCGCCGATTGGGAACAGAAATGTAAAGGCGCAGAAGTCGTCGCCTCGAGACAGGTCGACGCCCATTGAACAGCGCATATTCCAAAAATCTCTTTTGCGATGAGGGAGGATCTCTTTGTACGTAAAGAAATACGTGTAGCCCTCACATGGTATACCGAATCTCTTAGCCAGCGTATCATTCTTCGTCGACGGCGCTTTCTCTGCTCTTTCGACATCCAGCTGGTATGCTTCATAAGTGACAGTTTTGCCAAGATTCGGATTGGCTTTGACCCACATATTCGGGTTACCCACTTCTTTGACATCATCCAGTTTGTAATACCAGATGGAAACGTGTGGGTTGTTGTACTCGCCCTTCAGGATGCTCATCAGCTCCATTTTTATGGTATCTCCGATGGAATTCCGGACGACGCCTTCAGAACTGGTGCAGACGATCAGATAATCATCCAGTTTGGAAGCACCTTGCTCGATTGCACCAATAACGTCTTCACGGATATCACCGGACAGCCATTCGTCAAGGGTAGCAACTTTACAGCGAAGGCCCTGAAGTTTGTCGATAGACATTGGGCGAGTTTCCACAATGGATCCAGTAATAAAATTCTGGATTCCCATTTTCGTGGATGCTAACTTACAGCGGTCTGCCTTAGAACCTGTCGTATTCTGTAGGGAGCCTTCTGTAAGAAATTTAAACAATGGCCCACGTGCCCGCGTAATAGAAGTGCGGATCGGGGCCAGAGTTTCTTCAGCTTGTCTGATAGTTGGCGCTGTAACGATCTGATCCGTTGTAGATGGATCGATGTTTAGGAAATAATTCTGGATGCAGCTGGCATAAACCGATTTCGCTGCACCACGACCAACGATCAGAAATTGTTTTGTGGTCAGCCGTTTCTTAATAGTTCTCTGCTCATAGTGAACAGAAATCCCATCTGGGCCTTTCGTTGGTACGCTGCGTTTCACATAGTAATACCAACAAAATACTTGTTCGGCCCATAGTTTAAATGAATCCAGTAGTTTCAGATCTGAACCATCTGTTAAGGTGAGCTCATCCTCACAGAAAGCAATAAATCCTTCAACCGGCTGAGGGTCATAATAAACACCTGGATTAGCAATAAGAGCATCAATCCGGTTCATCTCCATAGAGATTTCACGGCAAACAGGAATCTCTCCTCGCCTCACCGCTTCACGAAACTGACCATAATATTTTGGCGTGGCTGTATTAGACAGCCTCAATTAACGTCTGCCTTTCCTTTGACGCTGACGTTTACGACTAGTTACTGCAAGATCTGCTGTGCGACGACGTTCTGCAGCTTGCTGACGCTCAATACGAATAAGTTCTTTTTCAGCAGCAGCATTCCTACGTTCATGTGCTGTATTACTTGCTTCAAGTCTCGCAAGAGCACCAGATCCACCGGATCTCAATCTTCTGGAATCTCTATCAACAAATGCTCTTGCTCCTTCAAGATTTCCGCGTTGCCGTGCAATAGTTTCGTCTTTAATCTTCTGAAGACTTTCAGCATATTCATTCTGCTTATTCCTAGCTTTAATTTCAGACAAATACTTAGCTCTTTGCTTAGCTGTTGCATATCTGAAATTTTCAGGATTATCGCCTTCTTCATAAGCAGTCTTATAGAATTCTTCAGTCTGCTTATTACGGGCTCTTCTACGCTGAACATCGTCGCGACCTTCATACTTGGCTTTACGTTTATCCGCCTTAATCTCTGCAGTTGTTCTGCCACGACCACGGAAACGTTCTTCAATATATGCTCCTGTTCCGGTTCCAATACCACGAATAATACCTTCTCCAACAGCCATTTTGAGACGTTTGACGTATCTGGGATTTTCGGTTCCGCCAAGCTGTCGTGCATTTCGTTCAAGAGCAAGTCTGTCAGTAACACGACGAACCTGAGCATCTGTAAGTTTTCCGTACTTTAATGTTCCGGTTCGTGCCTGCTGCATAGCTTTCTTCATGAAACGCTCTTCTTTAGCTTTTGGCGAATTATAAGCTTTCCATTTGGCTTCAGCTTTCTTAATACCACTCTTCATCATCTTGCCAAGTTTGCTCTGGGCTTTCTTGTAAGCAATGCTTCGCGGTTTGTTTGACCTGGATCCTGAATGCCTTGGTTTGTCGTGACGGACTCCCCATCGCATTCCTTTGACGCCCCAATGGACAAGCTCATTAGGATCATCAGTAACTGCATAGTATGTCATACTCATGATTCTGCATCCTCCTCAGCTTGTACATTAAGACGAAATTCCAGTTCAGAAATTCTTCCGTTGATCGCTTCTGCTACTGTTGAAGAAGCAGGCGGATCAAAGATCATCCGGACTCTTAGATAAACATACTGACGCACAGCATCCTGAAGATGAAGATTGTCAGTAAAGCTACTCCAAACATCGTCCGGTCCAGTTATGGAGAAACCTGCTTCGGGTCCGACGTTCAGCTGATGCAATGACAGAAATTCTGCATTAATCAGATCTTTAATTTCTTGATCAAATCCATCATCTGTTGGTGAAATACCTAGCATCTTTTTAATACTGTTCAGAATACTGGATGAGTCAAGCGTATCAACAACTGGTTCGTCTGCCATAAACAGTTCCTCCTTCCTATAAAATTTTTCAGGCCTTGTGTTGACCTTTAAATGTTCCTGCTAATCAAGAGCCCGTGGATGTCAACTCACTTGTCTTGTAACCTCAGAACTGTACTTAAGCGTTGGCAGCGTACTTCTACCTTGCCCCTGGAATGCTGACAAACATTCTGTAACAAGGCGGCCCCTCCTGGTACGCAGTACGGTTTATTTTTTATAGAATTTAGCACTTCCATGGACATGTGTCGTTTGGCCTACGCTCAATTAGCTTCGGCAACAAATTCTTATCACCGTAATGGATTGCCTGATGAGTATTAAATGACACACAGATCAAATACTCAGGATTCAGAATCCATTCAGCCGCGTCTACAATGTCTTTAGGAATCATTGGATTCATATGATGAACATAAATTCCATTTTGAAGCTCATAACCTTCCATACCAAGGTCTCGACCTTCATCACGGATTATGACATCTCGCCTTACCTGTTTCCATTCAGGTGACTTATAGAACTTTTGGTTAATCCATCTGTCAAATCCAAATGTATCTTTACCAACTTCGCCGCCAAGCTTCAGATATTCAAACCGTTCCTCGAACGTTGGAAGCAACCGCAGATCTGTATAGCATCTAACCTTCATCGCTCTCGTTCGGTCTGTATCTCGACATCGCTTTAAGGGCATCTGCGTACAGAGCTTTGAGTTCCTTCCCTGTTTGAATGTTCTCAGCTTTGGCTTTGATCAGTTCGTTCTCGTTACGGAGCCTTTCAAGCTCCAATTGCCGCTCGACGATCCCCATCTTTGCAGCAAACACGGTTTCTTGTGATGAAGCAGTACCGTTCATGATCCTTTCTTCAATCAAATCCATCGCATATGCAGCAAGTCTGGCTTCACGACCCTCAGGAGTCAATGCTTGTGAAGCCTGAAATTCAGGATCCCTAGCAACTTTTCGACTAGTCTTCACAGACTTTCAACTCCTTTGTGTTGTGTCCGGAGAAGTTTGCTAAAATTTTTCAGGAGTAGTATCCCACTTTAGAAATACTCCCCCGGAGATTTTTTGAAG